ACTACTATCATCAATCAATACATTCTACAAGATACCGGAAAATAAAATTGTTTTAAACGAACTTTTATCAAAATCTGGAGGTATATCTCTTAGAAATCTTGAATGGTTCATAACAAATTATTCTAAAAAAAACAATACAAATTATCAGACAAATGATGGTAGACTTTTTAGTGTACATTGTGCATATAAATCGAGTCTAGATGGGTACAGTAAAAAACTATTTGACCCGTTTTGTAGATCTGAAAAAATAGCATATACTATTCCAGGTACAACTGATGAAATCCATACGACTGTTGCACAGTTAAATTTCATCAAGTGGTGTATAAAAAATAAAATTGTCGAGTACATTAGAACTAATAAAGACTCTCTTTTCAATAAGCGAGTTTCATGAACCCATTTTCAAACAGAAACGTTTGATATCCGACATAGTATATGTTAAGTGTATAAACTTTAGTTAAATTTGGCACTAATTTTACCTCTATTACAGTGGTATCTGATTTCAATTCTCCAAAATCCAAACTTCCCGACGGTTCCACATTAATCGGATTCATCGAGAATGTATACGTATAAATATTTCTAATCGGTCTCGATAATCTATGTAGATATGGGACGACATATTTGTAATAAGAATGTCCGGGATTTATAATATTAGGTAAATCTTGACCGTTCACGAAAAATTTACCTGAAGACATAACTGGGTTGAAAAATGAATTTGACATGGTAAATGTATCACTCGACGAAAAATTGTATCGATTTTCAAATACATTTGATTCAATCGTAGTACCTAACCCCTTAATTACGCTCTCATCTTCAAATTCTTTATTTCTCAGAAACCAAAATATAGTTTTTACAGGGATTTTGGGTACAAGTTGGAGTTTAACTTCATTCACCCCAATTTCAGTTTCCACTGATGGATGACGTTTTACAACATCGGTCGTGACAACCTGTTTTCGTGTCATTAAAAATGACCGTTCAATCGGCGACACTGTCATCTCTTCCGTGACTACATTGAAATTATCAAACGTGATGGTATCTGCAGAGTTTGTAAAAAACGTTTGTGGTCTGAACTTTATTTTGAATTCTATTTTCTGTTTATGAATCGCACATATTGGAAAATATGGTCGATTGGGAAGATTCGTTGAATATTCGTCACCTTCATACTTTCTAGAAAAGAATAAAGGGATTGGAATCATGAGTTTAGATGAATTTCTTACCACTGACTCGTCATTTTCCATCGACGTCCCTTCTGCGAGATTGCGATTGATTGTGTATCGCTTAGTGCGCTTCTCAGATGCATCGAGATACATTTCATCATATATGATACCCCAATCGTCGTAATATTTTTCAATTTCAATCTCGTCGACGTGCATACTCACGGATTCGACGATATGACGACCAACCTGATCAGCGACATTAGAAGTACCAGTAATACCCGGGAAGTCAACGACGATATACATATTTGATAATAAATCGCCCATATTACGTGGATTCATTGTAACTATAACTGTCTCTCCCATGGGCCATGTAGCTTTTGCACGTGGATTGTCAACCTTTGTATTTCTATGAAACTTTGTGAAAGTTGAATGTTGTTTCGTTTTATAATTAAAGAATGATTTATCAGGATCGTCGCTTGTTAAATACGTGTCTTGTTGTCCTATAGCATTTAATGAAATGATAGCGCCGGTGTTGGGACCTTTGACGATCATACCTATCTACTATCTACAAATTTTTAATATCAGTTTCCCACATATTCAACGGTGATGTAACTCTAGTTAAGTTGAGTTCCGCTTTCAATTGTTTAGACTCTTCGAGTAATGCCGACACGCGTTCTTCTGTGTATTCAACTGTCTTGGTATTCAATAAATAGTCATATGACCCATCGACGGTTGGAAATTGTTTAGATAGTTCCACTTCGAGATCCCTTTTTTTACGCCTGAATACAGTTAACGTCCCATTAATAACCATAGTGACAAACTTTGCCCGACTGTCATGTAATGCCGTTTTTTTCTCGAGAACGCTGATGAGATGCTCCTTCCGTTTAATATAATATTCGTGGCGAAGTTTGATAAAATCCATGAGGATTAGTTCGGGACTTTCATACTTGTGAATACCCCTGATCGGGTGGAATAAATGCATATTCGACGTTCGAATTGTTTTTTGTAGTTTCAAATCCTTTATGATATCTTTACCACTGTACTCGTGGATAACGAAGTCGACGTGGTCCGTCGTGCTATTATTCGTGTATGAACTAATGATCTTTTTTTCTGTGAGTGTGTCGAGGTGTTCTTTGTAATCCTGCGTCCAACGACCGGGTGGTAATTCTGATACCTTTATAGTTTGCCCTACGACTTTCCATACACCTTCCGTGACCCATAAATCATTTTCGTAGAAAACTCTCCCACTGAATCCACGGAACCATGGTGCCATCTTCTGAATTCCGTTTCCATTGATGAAATTAAGTATATTCGCTTGGATATCTTTAGGATTGAAGGGTGGTACATAGCAACTGAAACCCGTACCGATACCTTCTGTACCATTCACTAGAACCATGGGTATGGTGGGCATGTAAAAGTCAGGTTCAATGGAACGGCCGTCGTCGTCCAAGTAATTGAGAATGGCGTCGTCTTTTGGATCGTAAATCTTCCGTGCATCTTTGGTGAGTTTCGTGAAGATGTACCTCGTTTGAGACGCATCTTTACCACCCATGAGACGTGTGCCGAATTGACCACACGGTTCTAAGAGATTAATATTGTTAGAACCAGTGTAATCATTCGCCAACTTCACGATAGTATCCGCTAGTGATACTTCACCGTGATGATACGAACTCTTCTCAGCCACATACGCGGCCAATTGTGCAACTTTCATCTCATCTTTGAGATTCTTCTGGAAACACGAATACATAACTTTACGCTGCGAAGGTTTGAGACCATCGGCCATGTGTGCAATTGACCGTTTGAGATCCGCGAGGCTGAAATTTACCAGGTCCTTATGAATAAAGTCGGAAATATCCAACTGCTTTACATTCCCATATGGAACTTCGAGTTGACTGGCATCTTTCGCGGTGTTCTCAAGTAGCCACGTTTTACGAGCATCAGCCTTTTTCTTGTCAAATGCGAGTATGATCGAGTCATCAGTCATCATATCCATATCAAACTTCACCGTAAGGTCGGCAATTTTCTTAAAGTAGTCTCTCGCCTCAGCAGATGTAGAGGTACCGAGACCCTTGTAATATTTAATTTTCCAACCAGACTTACCCGAACCATACCAGGTTCTAAACGCCGAGTCTGTATAGAACGACTTGGATTCCGAACCCTTACTTGCTTTAATGATCGGCGTCACCATACTCACTACGAAGTTGAGTTTGAGAAGGCTCGGCCAAAAGTAATGAATCATGTTGAGAATGAGCCCCTTAATGTGACTTCCATCATTATCTGCGTCTGTCATGATCATGAGACGTCCGTATCGTAAATCCGAAACGTTCGTGTATTCCTTACCCTGTTGAAGCCCTAAAATCTTCTTGAGATCGTTGAATTCCTGGTTTGAGGTGAGTTGCGCAATGGAAACATCTCGAACATTCTTACATTTACCACGGAGTGGGAATACACCATAATGGTCCCGACCGACTACAGAAAGACCCGCCACGGCGAGCGTTTTCGCGGAGTCACCCTCTGTAACGATGAGGGTGCACTTATTCGACTGCATCGTCCCGGCTTTATTCGCATCGTCCAGTTTAGGAATACCAATAATCTTCGATTTACGAGCACCGTCGGTTTTTTTGAGTTCCTTCATCTCCTTAAACTTGGAGAGTGCCAAAAGTTCGTCGGCGATACCTGTTTTGAGAACACTCTTGATAAAGTTTTTCGGTGGGTCAAACCTACTTCCAAAGTCGGCAACCTTTGAAGTACACTCAGACTTGACCTGACTCGAAAAGGTTGGGTTCTCGAGTGTAGCTCGAACAAAGATTGTAAACGCGTTCTTCACCTGCTGAGGCTTTAATTTGATCTTCTTAGCCATATCATCGATGATGCTGTTGGCGATGTGGTTCGCCACGTGATCTACGTGCGCACCACCTTTCGTCGTGCACAGTCCATTGACGAACGACACTTGCTCCATACCATGCTCGGAAGGTCCTATACATACAGACCATCTGTCGCCAGTTACACACGAAATATGTTCGACACCTTGGTACATTTTGGCGTATGCCTCGAAGTTTTGCTTGGGGAGAATTTCATCGTTGAACTTCACTTTACAATTCTGTGTGGTACAGATATTTGAATCCCATACACGTTTCTGAAAGATGTTGTAAATGGTATCGTCCATCTTTGACATACCGAATCGTTTCCACTCTGGGGTGAACGTTATGGCGACGGACGACGTTGCACCTGAATGTTTTTTTATTTTTGGTTTCTCACATACTGTCATATTTTTTGACCATTTTTGAGTATATGTTTGTTTAGTCTCATGATCCTTTATGATAACGGAAAAATCTGTCGAGTAAATGTTCGCCAACTTGGCACCATACCCATTTCGACCACCGACGATGCGTTTTTGTGTATCATCGTAGTTGGTACTTGTGAGAAGATGCCCGAATACGAGTTCGGGGTTCCAGAGTCCCTCCTTCTCGTGCATTTTTACAGAAATACCGCCGAGGGGGCCGTTGTTCTCAATCGTGACAGACCCAACCTCTTTATCTATAGCGACGGCTATGGAATTGACATATTTGGGATGTAGTGAGTTCCGGTCGATGGCATTGACTAGAATTTCATCAAATATTTTCAAGAGCCCCGGAGAATACTTGACAGTCTTCTTCACAAACTTTTCACCATCGAGAATCCAATAGGGTTCGGACCCCAATTCAACTGGACCGACATACGAGTCTGGTCTCTTAAGAATGTGCTCGATGTGGGTGAGTTTTTGAACACTTTCCATTATTACTTGTTTTGATTACAATTGTAAACTCTAACTTAGGTATAATATATTTTCATTTTCAATTACGATGTTAAAATCAATAAGTATCACATAAGTAACTATTGGAACCCCGTGTAGATTTTTGAATATATCGCATTAATCCGTTGAACCAGTTACACATTTCAATAGCCGAAATTGATTTACTTTGTACATATGCGCGTTTCCCTATTTCGCGTTCCCTTAATGATTGGTGTACATTTTTAGATGTATTCCTAAAACACCAATAACATACTCGTACTACCTTTTTACCAATGAATGAATATCTCATACAGTTATTTATCATAAATATAGGGCGTATCCGCTTGTAATGAGATATAATCCGACGTTCCATACTCGTGGTCTTACATATCGATGGGTGTAATGGTGCCTTACATTTATAACATTCACATACCCATTTCAATTTCATAAAATAAAAATGTTCTATTACTTTAAATACTACTATGATTGTTCCCGCGCTTGGATTTATAATTTTAGTACTCGTTATAGCCCTAGTGGTTATGATGGTGAGGAAACCTAAGACTGAAACGGTCGTCGTTGAGAAGGTCATTACATCAGAAGAACCTCTAGGTGGAAATGACGGGATATTTGGTATATCGTTCACCCGAGGTGAAAACGAAGTACTCGATTTTCTCGATAACGTCGAAAATCGGTCAAGTGATACCCTAAGGTCGGTATTATGTACCATAGTGTCTGATGAAAAATTAACCAAACTCATGGTTGGTAAGAATCAAAAGATATCATGCAAAGACGTTATATCGCGTCTCGATAAGATTACCGGAATGGTAAAGACCAAAGTCCAAAACGCGTCATTCAGGTCCGAAGCTGTTAAAGGTCTCGCGATCATCTTCTCTGAAGAGATGGTGGCTGTGTACGAGAAGATTAAGGCGCGACTGTGTACGAGTGATGACACCATTATTGAGAGTGTGACGATCATGAATATGGTGAAAGACGCCCGTGAGAAATTCTGTAAAAATACGAAAACGATAGAACTCAAACCAATTTTTGAAGATGTTACGCGTATAAGAAGTGGAAAGTTTGCCTAAGTTACATTTAAATAGTTTAATTTTCAAGTTGAAAAGATGAACATTCACGACGAACATTTATTACGTAGTGTCGAGAAGATGCGCCTCTCGTATAAGGCACACGCGGAACGAAAACGATCCCATACGATTGTTTTTCTCGATGACGTCCCAGAAAGGATCATCGCGAAAAGGAATTCCGGTGGAATTTGTCAAGCTTTGACAATGAAAGGAAAAAAATGTTCATTCAGGGCGGTAAATGGGTGTTTCTGTAAAAAACATACACTCAAGGATTCCGAAAAGGTGTTGGGTGTTAAGCGTATTATTTTGTGAGTGTACTATAAATGTTTGATCAAGATACGTTAAAACCAGTGATCATTTCGATGGTCATTTATTTAGCGATCGCCAAGATCATGCCCGATATACTCAAAAAACCTACCGGTATTGGATTTATCGATGATCTGATTATGTTTCTCATTTCTCAGAAGGGTGCCCTAGGATCTGGGGCTATTCTCACTGGTCTCGTCGTTTTCATTACCAATTATATTGTTGATGAATTCGCGTAATACAGAGTCCTTGCTTACAAGTTGTCTCGTGTGTTCGTGGTTCATTTTACGGACATCATTAGA